TGTAAGCCATTATGACATCGCCTGGTAGTTTTCTACGAATATTTCTGTTGTTCCAAAATACTATAAATTCGTAATTTTTACCATCAGTAACATTTCTTTTAAATTGAAGCAAGTCTCCCCATTCTTTATGTGAAGAATCAATAGGATAATACTTATTTTCATTTATACCATGTGGTATATAGGTACTATCCCAATCTGTTCTTGGTGTTATTTGACAAACATTATCAACTATATTTACAGTCTGTTTAGATATGTTCATAATCAAATCACAAGACTCATAGAATGGTTCATTCCATCTAGGGTATGGTAAATCATCCCAAATATTATAGTAAAAAATAGGCATATTTTGTCTTATTTCATGTTCCATTTCATATAACCATCCCCAAAACCTTGGGTCTGTATAATGCATTATAGCAGAGACATTTTTTTCTAGTTTTATTATTTGTCTTAGTATATCTGGAGTTCCGTAACCACTTGTCGGGTAAATTTTAAGATAAGCATCTTCAATACCTGTTTCCTTTCTCACGGATTCATTCATATCTATAATCTTACCTTCATCAGGATGTTTTATAGCACCACCTATCTGTACCCACTCATAATGTTGTAATGTTCCTAAAACAAACTCTCTTGACATAGTACCAATACCGGAGTTCATTCTTAAATCATCTGATAATAATAAAATCTTTTTCTTAGCCATTTAAAACCCCTTTAGAACCACCATTAATAGTAAAGTATTTATTTAGGATAGATAGTTTATCATCATATTCAGCCATAATCTCCAACTCTTTTTCTATCGTTTCCATAATATCAGGATGTTCTGCAACACCCACACCATTTTCTAATAAATTTTCTACATTTATTCTATGTTTTTCAATATGTGCTTTAAAGTGTAGTTCACTAGCTTTAATTAAATCAGTTCTCATAATGCACTCCCACTTGGTTTGAGATTTTCCCATTCGTTTATTTGATTTCTAAAATCCTCATTATGAACATACAAGTCCATTGAACGATTGATTAGTTTCTGTAATGTAAAGTTATCATCTAAATTGCTTATCTTAAATTTTTTATATAGATTGTCCAATAACTTTACGGATGTTAGTTTTAACATAACATTTCCTCCGTATATATGTATATAAGTATATAAGAACTAACTTATTATACAATATTTTTTTTCTTTTTTTATCGCTTGATTTAAAGCGCTTTCTGTTCCTTTGGATGTGGTGTCTTTGGGAATAAAGGCAGCCATTACATCTGAATATTCAGCTATCTCTTTATTTCTATCATGATAATGCCATGCAGCGTAAGGTCTTCCGTATTTGTAACTTTCAAGAACACAATGTTGATTATAAACATAGTGAACAGGTGGAAACTCTGAGTATTTTACATCAAACTCTAAAGCATACTTCTTAGCATATCCATCAGCACCCTCTTTTTGTCCACCACTTACTATCTCTAACTCTTCACCATACTTTTGCTTTAGCTTGAAGATAAACTCCTGTATACGCCTTTTGTTTGTATACTTTCTACTTCCTACTATAGCTACTCTCATAGTCATTCCTCTTCTGTTTCTTAGCCGGCTTCTCCGATGTACAGAATACAGCACATTTGTGAAACTCATCTAAACCTTTTAATGTATGTTCCTCACTACTATAAGTATATTGAAATCGAATCCTATCAGACAAGTCAGCATCTTTTTTACCAATAATATCATACCATATAAAGTCATTCTTTTTAAGCTCATTACCAACTTTTATGGTTGTCTTAAAATGTAGTCTTGATTCGTAGTCTACTAAGAATCTCTTTAAATCTTCCGAAGATATGGAACCTTCTTCGTACCATAGAGTGAGGTAATATGTTATAGAGTCTTTATGAATTTCCTCTAATTTGCTTATCACTTCCTCTTCATGAGATTTATTTAAAAAATCAGATAAATTTAGTCTTAAAGTTATTTTAACCATTACTTTACCCCCGCGTCACAAAATTCTGTTTGATTGAAATCACAATACCTGCAATTTTTCTTAGATGCCACTTTACTATAAGTATGTTCAGTATTGTATTCTCCATCAGGTTTAAAGCATTCTTCCATAAATTCGCTCAGTCTTTTTGTAACCTGATTGATTGATGGTTTACCATTTGCTGGCACAAACTTCTGAACTCTCTTTTGTGGAAAGTCTAAGTTCTCATATAACTTTCTTTTGACAATAAAGTATTCCACCTCTATCTTATCTAAAGGATGATTAAATTGTTTTGAGTAGAATTGTTTATATAACAAAAGTTGGTCACTCTTTAGTTTATCAGCCTTCTGCCATTTGTTCCAACCCATAGTAGATGTTTTGATATCATATATCTTAATCACATCTCTAACTGTATCTCTTATAACTACATCTAAATAACCTATAAACTTAATACCATTAGGCAAGTCATAGTCAAGTGGAACTTCTATACCGATAAGTTCGTAACCTTTCTTACTGAAGTATTGAGCTCTCTTCTTTTTAAGGAAGTCTAATATCAATAGTCCATGTTCATAAAACTCTACCATATCAGCTTGAGTACAGAACTCAACTCCACCGTTTTTAGTCAAAGCAGCTTCGTAGTTCTTCTTCATTCTGATTCTTAACATATCATCTAATGGTAGAGCCTCTGCCTGTTTAGCAGTATCCTCATACATTACAGTCAAGAATGTTTGTATTACCTCATGCATTGATGTTCCAAAAAGGGTATGAATACTTTCCGTAAACTCTCTATTACCCTCTATATATGCAGTCTTCCATCTGAATGGACATTGTGCCCACATAGAATACTGACTATAACTTATCTTCTTCACTAATCTATCCACTTTCCATGTTTAAATAAATGCCAAGTTCTATGTTTTAGAATCACCCACACCAATCCCCAAAACGAATCTGATGTGTATGTACCGGCATTACAAGTATATTTATATTCTTTTACTTCATCCATTTATCAAAAATCCAATCAATTATATCTGTAGATACTGCTATCAGACAAATAGCTATCATTACTAATAAACTATTCATTACTTACCCCACTTACCATTCTTTACAATTGTTGCCATAATACCATAGTTAGATACATCTAAGTAAGCATCTTCCATTGGTTCACCTTCTACCGCATTACCTCTCTTACCCATTAATAAAGTTTTTAACCTTTGTATCTTATCGTTCATCCTAAACCATAAACCAGTAAGTGCTAAATGAACTTCATCTTCGGTCTGTAGTTGTGTTCCTACAGAAATATTACCAGGACCGTAGTCATGTTGTTTTTTTAAGAACAATTCATATTGTTCGTGTTGTAATCTACGAAACTCAGCAGTCATCTCTGGCCATTCATCTTCCATCTGTTTTACGATAGGATGAATATTTTCTGAATATTCTACTTTGGTTTTAGATTCTTTTATATTACTCATATAGTCTCCCAATCTAACAACTAAATATACACAATTTTATGTATATAAGTCAAGCTTTTTTATTTTTCTTTTAATTCTTTTGTTGAGATAGTATGTATAAATATGCTTTGGTTTTGTCTTCTTCCAAAATATATTCTTATCACCAGCTTTATATCTACGATTAAGTTCTCTACCGTAAGGTCTGTCCAACTGATTTAAAGACCTACTGTGCATCTCTTTACCATCCACCATTAATATTCTACCACCAGCAGTTTCACCCCAATACTCAAAGTTAGTAGCTTTGTAGATTACACCTGTATGTCCGTGGTGTTGGTCAGCAAATGAAACTACAACTTCCATATCCGTATCTCTTTTTAATAACTTAAATGTTTGTCCTATAAAATAACTTTCTGTGTTCTTAGGTGTATCATCAATACAGACTAATCTTCTTAGTTCTAAACATTTATCAGGATTGATAGGATTGTATTTGGTTGCCGTTGCTGGCATTGATGGGTAAGCATACATCATAGCTCCTATCATCTTTGGTATCCCAAAGTTTCCTTCTGTAAATAACCCATAGTGATATAAAGATTGAACACCATTTACATTATGTGAGTAATGGTGTTTCTCTATAAACTTTACTACTGATTTTCTAGATATTTCTTCAACTGTAAAATCAGTAACGGACATTAAATAAGCCCTAGCTTTCTGACTTCTTTTTTATCAATACCATATCTAAACAATATATCAGCCAATTCAGCCTGCCCACCCATAGATATGTCATACATATCTACAGCATTAGCTGATTCTCTCATACTACATTGCAAATGTTTACCTACAATTTCATAAACCCATTTCGGATATTTCATTTTTTTATCTCCTTTAATATATCTTAACCATTGCTTTTTCTTTGGTAAGATGCTTGTATAAACTTTATATAATTCTTTTGGTTCTAATGGATATTTCTGAACTTCATTTACTAAATCAATCCAATCAGATTTCATAGATAGAAATCTATTAACCATATAATTAGACCAAGTCTTTTTATCTTCATCAGATATCTCATCCCAATAATTAGGATTTTGAACCGCTGTTACTTGATTTACGTGGTCGAACAGACTTTTCTTTTTTACCAAAGATTTTTTCCCATTTCTTTTCCCACTCATCTTGAG